GGAGTTTTAAGTATGACAGAAGAAGAGATAAAACCTTTTATAACTATTGATGATGTACAGATTAACGTGGAGGACTTGCCTGAAGAAGGACAAGGAATCTTCGGGAGACTGCAACGATTGAATCAGAAGAAAGCAAACCTAACCTTGGACTTGGAAGAGTTGCAAGCGGGTATAAACTTTTTCTCTGATAAGATTGTTGAGATCGTTAATGGAGAAGGTCAACGAAAAGCAAACGCAGTAGCTGATGCTGAAGTAGTTGAAGAAGAACTATCTGAGTCTGACGATTCGGACTAGTGTGCCTAACAAGTTGCTAGACCTTGACAAAACTAGCATCCAGTTTTAAATAATAACGTGAGGGAAATTATATGGCTTTTATACAACACAATGCTAAGTGTCCATCTTGTGGCAAGAATCATTTATCCGTAAATGCAGATGGCTCAAGTAAATGTTTCTATGCAACTTGTAATGCATTTCATCCTGCCCCTAATCAGGAATCAAATGTATCTAATATTACACAGCCTGTCGTAGAACGCAAAGTTAAACCAATGCAGTCTGTAAATTCAGAAGGTTCATACGCAGCTTTAACAGATCGAAGAATATCTGAGGAGACTGCTAAGAAGTATGGAGTTAAAGTTGTACATGGTGCTGATGGTAAACCTATTGAACATCACTATCCATATTACAATGGGCATGAGTTAGCTGCAACTAAAACTAGAAAGGTTGAGAACAAAGACTTTTTCCTGAAAGGATCATTTGATGAGACTGCTTTGTTTGGTGAACAGCTATTCAATAAAGGTGGTAAGTATATTACTATAACCGAAGGTGAGTGTGATGCGATGGCAACGTATGAATTGATGGGCAGTAAGTGGGCTGCAGTATCAATCAAGCGTGGTGCTGCAGGAGCAGAGCGTGACATCAAAGATAGCCTTGAGTTCTTAGAAAGCTTTGAGAATATAATCATTTGTTTTGATAAAGATAAGAGTGGTACGGAGGCAGCTAAGAAAGTTGCTAGGTTATTCCAACCCAGTAAAGCTAAGATTATGACTCTTCCGAATGGCTTTAAAGATGCCAACGATATGTTGATAGCTAACAAGCATAAGGACTTTATGGAAGCATGGTGGAGTGCTAAGACCTACACTCCTAGTGGTGTGATAAATGTCTCTGAAGAGAAGAAGAAGTTCTTCAATAGACCGGTTAAGGATAGTGTGCCTTATCCTTGGGAAGGATTGAATAAGAAACTATATGGTTTAAGGCAAGGTGAGTTGGTTACTTTAACCGGTGGCACAGGACTAGGCAAGTCTTCAGTAACTAGAGAACTTGAGCATCATCTTATAAAGAATACTACGGATAACGTAGGAGTGATTGCATTGGAAGAAGATTGGAGAAGAACCATTGATGGTATACTTTCAATAGAAGCTAATGCAAGATTGTATATAGATCAAGAGAGAGAGAAATTTTCTGAAGAAGAACTTGACAAATTCTTTGATCTACTATATGATGGCGAGAATAAAAATAGAGTATGGGTTCATGCTCACTTTGGTACGAATGATATTGATGAGATATTTACTAAGCTAAGATTTATGATCATAGCATGTGAATGTAAATGGGTAGTGGTTGATCACTTACACATGTTAGTATCAGCAGTATCTGAAGGAGATGAACGTAGGGCTATTGATAATATAATGACTAGGCTTAGAAGTATAGTAGAAGAAACAGGAGCAGGATTAGTTCTAGTTTCTCACTTACGTAGAGCGAGTGGTGATAAAGGGCACGAGAATGGAATCGAAGTAAGCCTTAGTCATCTTAGAGGTAGTCAGTCAATAGCCCAATTGAGTGATTGTGTGATAGCCTTGGAAAGGAATCAACAATCAGATGATATAAATGAATCTAATACAACTAGAGTTAGGGTACTTAAATCTAGATACACAGGTGATGTAGGTATGGCAACTCATTTATTATATGATAGAGAAACAGGCAGGCTGCAGGAGTTTGAAAAAGAATCTTATGAAGAAGAAGATGCAGACTTCTCAGCCTTGGAGTTATAGTATGGATTTAGTATTTGATATAGAAACAAACAGAGTGGGTGATAATGATATTGGTTTAGATAGTGTAGACACTATACATTGTATCGTTGCTCAAGATGTAAACACCGAGGAGGTATTCAGTTATCCTCCTTGGGAACTTGACAAGGGTGTTGAACTCTTGCAAAATGCAAAGACTTTAATTGGTCATAACATTATAGGGTTCGACATTCCTATGTTGGAGAAGCTAACTAGTTTTAAACAAGGAGGAATAAAAGTTATAGATACTTTAGTTACTTCAAGATTATTTTATCCTATACGAGAAGGAGGTCATGGGTTAGAGAGATGGGGATTTAAACTAGGGTATCCTAAGATAGACTTCGAAGAGTATGATGAATACTCCGAGCAGATGTTAGAGTATTGTATCAGGGATGTAGAATTAAATACTAAGGTGTTCAAAGCCTTACAACAAGAAGGTAAAGGATTCTCTAAAGAAAGTGTAGACCTTGAACATTCTGTAGCCTTACCTTTGAGACAACAGGAGTGGGATGGTTTTAAATTTAACATAAAGAAAGGAGAACTATTACTTGCTGAACTTAGAGAGAAGATGCAGTCATCAGAGGATGAGGTGCATAAGGTATTTAAACCTAAGATGGTTGATGATAAGTTAGTTACTCCTTATATAAAAAAGGATGGTGAGTTATCTAAGAGAGGTTTAACTGATGAAGAATACGATAGATGTATACGTACACAGGATGTTAATCCGTTCATGCGTAAACGTCTACAAGAATTTAATCTTGGATCACGTAAACAAATTGGACAATACCTACAAGAGTTTGGGTGGAAACCAAAAAGATTTACACCAACAGGTCAGCCTATTGTAGATGAGAGTATCTTAATTAATATAACTAATATACCTGAAGCTAAACTTATCGGAGAGTACTTAACATTGCAGAAACGTATAGCACAGATTGATTCTTGGGTCAAAGCTTTACGTTCTGATGAACGAGTACATGGTTTTGTGATACCCAATGGTACAATTACCGGACGTATGGCACACAATAAACCTAACTTAGCACAAGTACCTAGCTTAAAAAGTTTATATGGTAAAGAGTGCAGGGAGTGTTGGACTGTTGAAGATGGTTACAACTTAGTAGGAATAGATGCAAGTGGATTAGAACTTAGATTGCTTGCACATTATATGGACGATCAGGAGTATACAAATGAAATTATTAACGGAGACATACACACCGCTAATCAGAAAGCTGCAGGACTTGAATCAAGAGATCAGGCAAAGACATTCATCTATGCACTTATATACGGAGCAGGAGATGCAAAGCTTGGGAGTGTGGTTAGAGGAAGCAGGAACGATGGTAGAAGACTTAGGCAACATTTCTTTGATAATAACCCATCATTTAAATCTCTTAGAGATAAAGTATCAAGAGCAGCAAAGAAAGGATACCTTAAAGGGTTAGATGGTAGAAAGATATTTATACGGAGTGAGCATGCTGCATTGAATAGTTTATTACAGGGAGGAGGAGCAGTCATAATGAAGAAAGGACTAGCACTATTTGATTCCCTTATAAAACTAAATACCTTTGATGCTAAGTTTGTGGCTAACATACATGATGAATGGCAGATGGAAGTTAGAGAAGACCTTTCTGAAAACGTAGGTAAAATGGCAGTTGACTGTATAATTAAAGCAGGAGAATATTATAACCTTCGCTGTCCTATGGATGGTGAATATAAAGTTGGGAGGGATTGGAGTGAAACACATTAGTAAGCTTTGTACTTTATGTAACACAAACAAATCTGTGGAAGATTGGTATAATGACAAATCAAAAATAGATGGGTTGGATGTTGTCTGCAAAGTATGTAGAACACAACAAAATAAAAAAACAAACCCTAAACATAATCCACAAAGAATGTATGTTAATGGTAGGTATGTACCTAAGTCTCATCCTTTATATAAAGCAGGTAGATTTAAAACTTTTGAAGGTGCAGCCTTTGCTTCTTTAAAAGGATATGAAAAAACAGATGAGGGTTATGTATACATTATAACTAATCCTTGTTGGAGTAATTGGATAAAGGTAGGTATGGCTATAGATGCTGAAGATAGATGTAAACAATATCAAACAAGTAGTCCCTTTAGAGATTACAAATTATGTTATAGTAAATTCTTTGATGATAGAAAAGAAGCAGAGGCTAAAGCACATTCTTTATTAAAAAAATCTGCAGAAGAAAGAAAGGGTGAGTGGTTTAAAATTACACAGGATAAAGCACAACAAATAATAGAATCATTATGAAAAAATTAGATACATTAGTTGAAGATATATACAGTACCTTAGCTGTACTAGGCGAGGGTGAGGCTCTTGATGTAAGTGAAGAAGTACTAGACGAGTTTGGTAACGCTATGAAAGAAGCACTACGTCATTGGGCTACACCTAAGTCAAGAGATAAAGAAACTCTTAGGATGTCTAACATAGGTAAACCTTTAAGGCAGCTTTGGTATGACATGAAGTCAGAAGGGGAGGAAACACAGAAGCTTGATCCTCATCTCTTTATAAGATTTTTGTATGGTCATATCTTAGAAGAGGTCATGTTGTTCTTGGTAAAACTTTCAGGTCATAAAGTTTCTGATGAACAGAAACAAGTTAAGGTTAGTAATGTTCATGGTCATATGGATTGTAAGATTGATGGTGAGGTTGTAGATATAAAGACCGCATCTAGTTTTGCATTCAGGAAGTTTGCAAATGGTACGTTAGCAGACGATGATCCTTTCGGATACTTAGCACAGCTATCAGGATACGAAGAAGCAGAGAAGACAAAGGCAGGTGGTTTCCTTGTAATGAATAAGGAGAGCGGTGAATTAACTTTACATAGACCTAGTTTCTTTGATAAACCTAATGCAAAGAATAGAATAAGAGAGGTAAAGAAAGCATTGAAGCTTGACAACCCGCCTGAATTATGCTATACTACTATACCTGAAGGTAAAGCAGGAAACATGAAACTTCCTAGGGGTTGTACTTATTGTAGACATAAGAATGAATGTCACAAAGATGCTAATGATGGTGAAGGTTTAAGAGTATTTAAATATTCGAAAGGCTTGATGTACTTAACGAAGGTAGTAAAAGAACCTAATGTTCAGGAGATAACTAGAAAATGAATGGTAAGAAAGCAAAACAAATAAGACAACATGCTAAATTTATGTTACTTGATTGGTTAAAAAGTATGGTTACTCCTGAAGAAGCTAAGTCTATAAATGAAAAGAACTTTAAAGATTACTTACCTAAAGAAGGACATGTGTTTGCAAATAGAAAGTTTTTATTGTCAGCATATAGTTTTAAATGGTTTGCAAAGAAGATTAAACAGATAAATAAAAAGGAGAACAAGGATGTCGAATCAATTAGATTTGAAGAACTACTCAGAGATGGAAGAGAATGATCTAATGAAAGAAGATTTAGCTACAATAATAATTGTATTGGGTAGCTTTCTGTATGCAGGAGGATCATTAGAAGAGGTTGATCATTTTGTTTTAGATAGGATGGCAGAACTTATAGACAATCGTTTAGATGGTATACCCGAAGATGTGAGTATACATTAATGAGAGGATATAGAAAGCCTAGAAAGGCTAGACCTGTCGAGAAGGATGTTCCTAAAGGATATGATTCTAACTGGGAATATAAATTACACGTTGAACCTTTACAAGAGTGGTCGCATCATGGAGATAAAATTAAATATACAGTTGATCATACCTACGAGCCTGACTTTCGCAGGACAATAGAAGGGGTTGAGTATTTACTTGAGGCTAAAGGAAGGTTTTGGGATCATGCAGAGTACAGTAAATATATTTGGATAAGAAAAAGTTTAAATAAAGATCAAGAACTTATCTTTATATTTTCACAACCACAAGCAGCGATGCCTGCAGCAAAGAAAAGAAAGGATGGTACTAAACGAAGTCATGCAGAATGGGCAGAGGCTAATGACTTTACGTGGTACTCAGAATATAATTTACCTAAAGAATGGATAACAGAATATGGAATATAAATTTGATGAGAACATAAACTTAAATGGTGTTAAACAATATATTGATAGTACCTACACACAACACTATGCTCACTCTAAGTATCAAGCAACCGATATGATTATTGATGCAGGACATGGTGAAGGTTTCTGTATAGGTAACATCATGAAGTATGCTATGCGGTATGGTAAGAAGAATGGT